ATGGTGTGCTAGATATGAATAGGCAAATACACGATACGAACTATGCTTTCAATTGGACTCGCCGTCAAAAAGAATGGATTCAATTTTTATCATCGCACCCATCTTTTTAGAAAAAAAGATTGACATTTATTTACATATGATATATGATATATATTAAGTATAGTGAACAACAAAGGATAAGAAAGTGATTCTAGTTGACATGAATCAAGTTATGATTAGTAACGTCATGGTTCAAATTGGCAACCATCACAATGTTGAGTTTGAAGAAAGTCTCATTCGACATATGATTCTCAATTCAATTCGCTCGTACCGTCGAAAGTTCAAAAGTGATTATGGAGAACTTGTTCTCTGCTTTGACGATAAGAACTACTGGCGACGAGACATTTTTCCATACTATAAGGCAAATCGTAAAAAGTCTCGTGAGTCTTCTGAACTCAACTGGAATGAACTATTTCGTATTCTAAATATTGTGCGAGATGAACTCAAAGAAGTTTTTCCATACAAGGTAGTTCAAGTTGACCGTGCTGAAGCAGATGATGCTATTGGCACAATTTGTCATAAGTTTGGCGTTGAATTGAACGCTGGTTCTACAGAAAAGATTTTGATTCTTTCTGCTGATAAAGACTTTATTCAACTACATAAATATGCTAATGTAACGCAATACGATCCTATTCGTAAGCGCTGGGTTCGTCATGCTAACCCTATCCAGTATATATTGGAGCACATTATGAAGGGTGATACTGGCGATGGTGTTCCAAATATGCTATCGCCCGATGATTGTCTTGTTATGAAAACTCGTCAAAAGCCTATGACACAAAAGGCTATCAACGCAATAAAGCTATGATTGATTTGTCTATGGTGCCCGAATATATTCAGAAGCAGGTAATGACTAAATACAACGAAGCAGGGGGCGATAGATCAAAATTGTTCAACTACTTTATTGAAAAACGATTGAAAAATCTTATTGAAAACATAGGTGAATTTTAAATGCAACTATCTATTTCTGAAATCTTAGGCAAAGCATCTAAGATGAAATCGAAATCAGACAAAGTAAAATGGCTGAAGCAGAATGAAGCGAGGTCTGTCAAGACTGTGTTGAAAGCAATGTATTGCTCTTCTCTCAAATGTCTGTTACCTGAAGGCGTTCCACCATATAGTCCATCAACCCTTATCGAAGACCATGGTATGCTCTTTACCAATACTAGACGTATACCATATTTCTATGAAGGTACAGGATCTCAATTACAATCATCGAGGCGAGAAAATTTGTTCATTGAACTCCTTGAATCAGTTCATAAGGACGATGCTCTGCTGCTTATCGATATGAAAGATAAGAAACGCATGAAGGGATTGACTGTAAAGACTATCAACGAAGCATATGCTAATTTAATTGTAGAGGATACTAACACTTCAAATGGGTAAAACATATCGACGTGAGAAAAGCACCTGGGACGAAGGCCCAGAACGGTTCGAACGCAATGCAAGGAATCGAAAGAACTCTCAAAAAATGAAAGAATACGCCTATCAAGAAAAACGTAGGCAGAAAAGCAAGATTCGGGAAAGTGAAAAGTATGAAGAACTCTAAGTTAATATTAACAGATTGCGATGGTGTTCTACTTGATTGGTCGTATAGATTCTTTGAATTTATGGAGCAAAAGGAATACACGCTATCTGATGACTATGCATATAGGTATGGCATTGATAAAATATTTGAAGAGATAACAGATAAGGCTCATGGTCGACGACTTGTAACAGAATTCAACGAAAGCGCATGGATTGGATTCTTGCCTTCTTTCAGAGATGCAGTTAAGTATGTAAAAAAACTGAATGAAGAGCATGGTTACGTCTTCGGTGTCATTACGTCACTTTCCACAAACCAATATGCCATGGCACTTCGTGAAGAAAACTTAGTCAGAATTTTTGGCGAAAACGTTTTCGACTTCATTCACTGTATCGAAACTGGTGCTGATAAAGATTGTGAATTGATGGAATTTCAAGATAGCGAATGTTGGTGGATTGAAGATAAAGTAGAGAATGCAGAATGTGGGTTGAAGTTCGGCCTTAAACCAATTTTGATGAGACACACTCATAATGAAAGCTACGAACTGTCTGGGGTTGTTTTTAACACATTCACGGACTTCCATATACCTGTTGCAAGGAATTGGAAAGAAGTGTATAATATTGTCACTGGAGAAGCATAATGCCTACATATTCATTTGAACATATAGAAACTGGCGACACTATGACATCCTTTTGCACATGGAAGGAAGCGCAACTAATAATTAAAGATGGGTATAAACTGTTAATCTTTGCTCCTGCTATTGTAACGGGCACTGGTAGTATTACAGGTAAAATAGATAACGGATTCAATGATGTTTTGACAAGAGTGAAAAAAGCGAATATAGGATCCAACATTCAAACAAAATAGGACAATCCATGCTCGCAAGTCCGGACCGACTAACAAAAAGACAAAAAAGAAAATTGCGCCAAGATAAAGTTTTGGACAACTCTGGGAAACTGAATGTAGGAGAAAGATTTAAACTGTTAGACGTTGAGCCGATGACAGTAGCACAAGAAGATGCATTTGACTCGTGGGATAACGATTTTCATTTGATGCTTCATGGTATTGCTGGCACAGGTAAAACGTTTATTGGATTATATCTAGCACTCAAATCAGTGCTTCAAGATAAAGATTTTAGTAAAGTTTTTATTATTAGATCAGTAGTACCAACAAGAGATATTGGGTTCTTACCCGGTAATCAAAAAGAGAAGATGCGGGTCTACGAAGCGCCCTATCAAGATATTGCTAGAAAGCTGTTTAATCGTGGTGATGCTTATGAAATTTTAAAGACAAAGAACGTTGTAGAATTTATGTCCACCTCATTCATTCGTGGTATCACACTAGACGATTCAATTATCATTGTAGATGAAGTTCAAAACATGAATGCGATGGAGTTACATTCTGTTATGACAAGAGTTGGTGAAAATTGTAAGATCATATTTTGTGGTGATGTTCGTCAAGATGATTTGACAAGCGAACGAAAAAAAGAGTTGAGCGGGTTAAGAGATTTTTTACGCATTATAGATAGTATGAAAGAATTCGATTTCGTTGAATTCACTTCCAAAGACATTGTGAGATCAGGCCTCGTAAAATCCTATATTATAGCGAGGTCCAAACTAGGACTAGATTGATGAAACATTTTAATCATGTACAGGCTTCAACCCTAACGGAGCTTGTTGCCGAAACTACGGGTAGCGGTAGAGTGTACAATACACCTGACGGAAATCGCTACCCGTCAGTTACGACTGTATTATCAGAACTAAGCAAAGCAGGTATTGCCGCTTGGAGAAAACGTGTTGGCGCAGAAGAAGCCAACCGTATCTCTACACAAGCCAGTTCTAGAGGTACAAAAGTTCACCAAATATGTGAAGACTACCTCAACAATAAGCCTGACGTATTTGATGGCCAAATGCCAGCGAACATCTTTATGTTCAAACAAATCCAACCCATTCTAGACACACATATTGATAATATTCAATATTTAGAAGCACCTCTGTATTCAGATTTTCTAAAAACAGCAGGTCGGGTAGATTGTATTGCAGAGTTCGACGGGAAACTCTCTATTATTGATTTCAAAACATCTCGTAAACCCAAAAAGAAAGAATGGATTTCTAACTACTTTATGCAAGCATCTTGTTATGCTGTAATGTACGAAGAACGAACTAAAATACCAGTCAGTCGCACTGTAGTGATTATTGCGGTCGATGGTTCTGAGTCTCAAGTGTTTATTGAAAACAGAGATAATTTCATCGAACAATTTGTAGAACTCAGAGTCTCATACAAAGAGAAATACGGTATCTAGAGTCTCTTTATCCAAGCTTCTTTTATTTTCTGTTTATACGAACACCAACTTGAGAGAAAAATCAATCATGTTTAAAACACTCGCTACTATCACTTTATGGTATTCAATCACTTTTATGTCTTTAATTATGTTCTCTAGTAATGCAAAATCTCAAACGACAGAGG